GCATTGTACGTATTGTATAAACCTTTAGCGGCATCAGTGGTTGCGTAAGGGGGAGGTAATCCCATATGCATAGCACCAACGTCAACAATACCTTGTATAGGATTACGCACATAACCACCAACAGTACCTTTGGCCGCTTCAGCTAAAGGACTAACTGTTTGTTTAATTCCTTGCCAATTGTATCCAGCTGGACCTGAAACATAACCTTGTGGTGCAGGACCTTCTGGTTTGAACTGTTGTGTTTGTGTGGCTTCCGCCTGCGTTTTAGTTTCACCTAAAAACGCATCTGGATCAAAATCGCTGGCAGGCTTTTCAGCTTTGACAGCAGTTTGAGGTGTGGCAGGTGCACCACTTAGGAATGCATCTGGATCAAAATCATTCATTGATCACTAGTCCTAGTCTGTCTAAGATATCACGACTGCGTGGATCTTGTGGATGTCCCATAGCCCATTCATAGGCTTTCTTTTTCTCTTCTGGCTTTTGATCACCTAGCATATACTTGGTGTCAGGTTGTTGACCAATCTTCAAGCGAGCACGATTGATACCACGTTTGAGTGTATCTTCAAGAATCTTAGCATTACGCTTAAATTCTTCTTCGCTAATGCCTGGATCTTTTAGTGCGGCTTGTGCTTCAGTTGCGGCATTACCTTCGCGATCACTGATAGCACCGCCTCCACGTAGGCTGTTAAATGCTGACAAGAATGTTTCGCCAGTAAGTTGTTTGTATTTGCTCTGCCAATCACGTGCGGCTGTTCCTGGTATTTGTAAATAACCTGTAATGCCTTTTAAGCCAACGTTGGTTTCAAAACCTGGATTTGGTTTTGAATAATCAACTTTGCCTGTCTTAGGATCAGTGTAATATAATACATCATCAATTGTGCGTAATGTTTTATCAACCTGCGCTTGATAATCAGGAAACTTGGTTTTAAGTTCACCAACTTCAGCGGCAACCTTGCCCATTTCTTCATCATACAATTTCTTACGTGCCGCAAATGCCGCAGGCGATTCATTGGCATAAGGAACAGGAGGTGGTTTGGTACCTGGCATTCCAGGTGTAGGACTTGGACCACGTCCTGGTTGTGTTTGGCCTGTTGTAACAGGCGCAGGAGCTGCCTGTGGTACCTGGCCTGGAACAGCTGGACCTGCCGCAGGAGCTGGCTGTGGTGCCGCTTGTGGAACTGCTGGACCACCTTGTGTAGGAGCTGTAGGTGCGGCTGGAGCTGGTTGTGCGCCAGTGATAGGAGCCTGATTAGGAGCCGCTGTCATTGGAGCCTGACTGTTAATTACCTGTGGTAATGTATAGTTTGTGCCATTTTCAGCATTAAACTTAGCCAAGAAATTGGCCTGATTAATAGCTGGTTCGTTAAGCAATCTATTACGTAAGGTCTGTAATTGTATAATATTTTTCGTCGCTACGTCTGAACCAATACCGTAAGCACGTAAGTTGGCGCTAGAACCACTGTATACTTTACCTTGGTTGTCAACTAAGCGTGGACCAAATGGGGTTGTTTGTTCGTAATAAATTTCGCCTGTGGTAACGTCTTGCATTTTACCTGTGTGCTGAGTAACACCTTTCATATTCATAGTGTTAATCAAATCTTTGCCAGACAATTCGCCTTCAGCTGTATAACCTTTAACAGGTGCGCCTTGGCCATTGAACTTGACCCAAGCAGGTGTGCCATTAATCATTGTTTGTGCCCATTGATCACCAGCACCTAATTTTTGTTGTTCGTTTTTGGCCAGGTCGTGTAGGCCAAGACGCTGGAACAGATAGGCTTTTAGATAACTGCCTTCTTCTGAATCATCTTTAAGAGCACGTTGTAGACCAACGCCGCCATCAGCAACAATGTTTTGTGCTCGTACTTCAGCATCTTTTTCCATTTTATTTTGTTGTAAAACAGTAGCGTGTTGATCCGCATAGGCCTTTTTAGTAGCAGGATCAATTAAATGATCGCCAGCATAAGTGCCCATACCTAAAGCATTTACATCTTTACTGTTTAACACCATATGGTGAATAATTTGTTCCTCTGGATTCATACCCACGTCAGTGCGTGTGCCTGTGTCAGCCATAGCTAACATTGGACCAAATTTCTTTTTAGTTTCTTCGCCTGCTGGAATGACTTTGGCTAGATACTTTTTAGTTTCATCTGGAATATAATCTTTCCAAGTACCACCTTGAGCATCTGCCTGACGCATAGCCTTTTCAATAGTACCAGGGCCTGCGTTATAAGCGGCAGCGGCCTTTTCTGGATCTTGTCCAAATTTGTTATACATACCTTCAAAGTAACGTTGACCAAACAACATATTACCTTGTGGTGTTGCTAGTTCTTGTGGCGTAGCAGGAGCAATACCATAACCTGGATTGGCACCTGTTGAAGGCATAATTTGTGCGATGCCTTGTGCGCCTTTTGGACTTGTTAAAATTTGTCCATTAGGACCAAATTGTTGTCCACCTGATTCAGCCTGTATCATACGACCAAATACACCTTGTGGTGCCTGTGGTGGTTGATAAGGTTGTGGTGCTACAGGAGCAGGCACGGCAGCCTGTGTAGCATTTTGTAATGGTTGTGTTCCTTGCACAGGAACAGCAGGTGCTGGCGGTTGATAGTTAACATTAGGACCAGCACTATTAGCCAAGTTAATAAACTGTGGCGCTTGCACTTGTGGTTGTGGCGCTGTGCCAGGAACCGCACTATCCTTTTGAATAGTTTGTTTATGTGTAACATCAGCACTACCATCTGAATTGTAACTGATAGTTGTTGATTGTGGTGTTACATTAGCCTGTGGATTTGTATTGTTGTCATTGGCAAGACGTTGACCAAAGTAATTGCTTAAAAAGTCACTGGCATTACTTGGGTTGTTGCCCATTTGGTTGCCTATGTATGAAGTTAAAATTCCCATCGTAGGTCCTTAAATTTGTATGCCAGCGTTTGTAGTATTACCTGCCTGACCTGTTTGTGTAGTTTGACCAATAGTACCAGCAAAACTTGGATTGACCTGTCCATAAATGCCACCATATAAATTGCCCAGGTTTTGTAAGTATTGCATTGGCAATTGACTTGCAGTAATGCCAGCCTGTGCTCCTTGTAGGCCAAGTTGTCCACCTGACACGCCAGCGCCAGTAAGTGCTTGTCCTGCTGTTAATTGTTGGTTTGTAATGTTGTTTAATACATTGGCAACAGCTTGTTGTTGGTTTAATTGGTTTTGACCAGCTAGTTGTTGTCCAGCTAAGGCCTGACGTGCTGATCCCATTTGTCCAGCTCCACCAAACTGTGCGCCTTGTGCGGCTAAGTTTTGTGCGTATTGTTGTTGTGCGGGGATCAAGGCCGCATTAATTTCTGCTTGTTGATAAGCAGGATTGCTGATATTGCTTAGGGCATTGATACCAGTAGCATAAGCACCAGCACCACCTTGTCCTAGGTTTTGACTAATAGCATTACCTGTTTGAGCATAATTGGTTGCGGCGTTGTTAACACCACCAGCACTTTGGTTATACAGGTCTGTAGCACTACCTAATAAATTGCTTAGACCCTGCATAGCCTGTGTACCAACAGCGGCCTGATTGCCTAAATATTGACTTTGTGTTCCGCTGATTGTTGGGCTAGTAGAAGTTGATCCACTGCTACTTGTTTTACCCTGATTATAACTCATAATTCTTATCCTTGTCTATTATGTATTTAACTCGTTTACCAACCGCCACTGAAGTCAATGCCGCTTGAATCAAATGATGTTGGATCATATTGGAATTGTGTTGGATCAAACTGAAATTGCGTTGGATCATATTGGAATTGTGTTGGATCAAACTGCGTTGGTTCATATTGTCCTGTCCAAACAGGATTGTTTTCTTCATTCAGTTGATAACCAGGCATTAAATTACCATTGTCATCATATGCTACTGGATTAGTTGGTACTTCAGGTGTAGTAGGTGCAATTGGAGCAGTTGGTTCATTTTGTCCTGTCCATACAGGATTATTGTTTTCATCTAGTTGATAACCAGGCATTAGGTTACCTTCTTCATCATATGCTACGCCACCCATACCTGGACCAGTAGGAGTTTGTTCTCCAGGAGTTTGTCCAGCAGGAGTCTGTCCTTGTCCGCCAAACAGTCCTTTGCCCACAGCTGACCCAGCACTACCGCCAATTTTGTTAGCAAATGCTCCACCGCCTGGAATACTTGTACCACCTGTTGTTGGATGTGCCACAGGTTGTGCGGGCGTTGTTCCATATTGAGGAACAGGTAATCCATATTGTTTTGCTAAATTCTGTTGTAAAGTTTGTTGTTGTGCCATTCCATAATTTGGCGCCCACTGTGGATGTTGTTGATAGATAGCTTGTTGTTGTGGTGTATAAGGCGAAGGCTGTGCAACTGGCTGTGCAACTGGCTGAGGTGTAGGAGCAAATAATGTATTGGCTAATAAGTGATTGCCTAGGTTGGCCATTGTGGATGATTGCTGACCTCCAGTATTTGTTGGACGCGAATAATTAGTACCACCATAACTTGGTTGATTATATGTATTTGCGTTGTTATGAGTACCTGAAAAAGTATTACCAAACAAAAAGGTCATTAGATCATTACCACCGCCTTGTGCTGTGTTAGTGCCGCCTGAACTGCCGCCTAATTTACCTTGACTCATATTATACCTTTGGTGCCACAGGTGCTAATGTCTGTGGATTAATTGTTTGTATTTGACTTGGTGTAGGCAAATTACCAAGATTGCTAGGTAATGGTTGTGCCTGTGCTACAGGTTGTCCCATAGCATAGCCTGGATTAATGCCAGGACTAGCCAACGGTGTTGAAGTTAAATTGCTTGGAGCAATGGTCGCTGCCTGAGCAGGGGCAACACTTGATGAACCACCACTGCTGGCTTTGTTGCCTAGCATATTGCTTAATAAAGCACCTACGCCTGCGCCAGCGGCCAACATACCTAACGTGCCTAATAAGCCACTACTGCTACCACCGCCACCAGTTTGATCACCACCGCCAAACAAACTACCTAGCAGTCCATTATTGGATCCACCTTGTTGTCCACCTTGTTGTTGAGCAATAGATCTTGTTGCAGCCGCAGTTGATGCAGGAGTTGATGGAATTGGATTACCATACTGATCATAACCACCACTTTGATTTTGATTTACTACATTACCATTACTATCTACAGTAACTAAATTACCATTGGCATCTGTAGTAGTTGTTGTATCTGTAGGCAGTGGTTGATATGGACCTGCATTACCAATAACGTTGCCATTACTATCAATTAACTGACCACTGTTATCATAATTTACTGGTTGTCCAGTACTGTCAACCATATTACCATTAATATCACTGTAACCAGTTGGACTACCTGGATCTGGGTAAATGCCAGTATCAGTACTAGGTGTATAGGTTGGGGTTGGAGTTGCAGAAGTATCTGTTGGAGTTGTAGAGGTGTCCGTTGGCGCTACAGGAGTAGTGCTTGTATCTCCCCACCAAGTTGTTGGATCATACCAGGTAAAATCGTCCATTATCGTTTCTCTTTCATATCTATATTTAACCCTTTATAGCCAAGTGGGTTTAGTTGGCCAGTCAATTGTATTTGGCCAACCTGTTTGTTGCGGAATATTAAGTAATGCTTGTCTATAAGCTGCCAATTCTGCTTGTTGATCAGCAGTCAAGGCAGCATAACGTACAGGATTTACAGTATCAACATTGTCTCGCAATAATTGATTACGTGTGTTGCGTATGGCCGTTGTTATATCTACGCGATTATTAGCAATAGGAAATGGAGAAGTATTAGTACTGTTAGTAAAATCCATAAAGTTATCTCTTATAATTGGTAGATGTCATACCATAACTACTAACTGTGATGTTTGGTTGTGATGGTTGATGATTACTGGTCATACTAAGATAAGCACCATAGGCCCAATAGTATTGAATATACGCAGGTGGCGTAACCGTACCAGCATCAACAATGGCTACTTCATTTAATCTATATGCCAATTGAGTTTGTGTAGTTAGGGCTAGTCCAGT